ACACTATTTAAAACAATAGGTATATCTCTCTTTATATCTAACTCGGGTATCGCATTTACAGTGACAGTATAGTCAGGTTGAAAGAAAGGTAATATTTGTTCTATAATTTGTAGACCTGCCTCAGCACTCGCTGTAAAAGAATATAAATTGTAAGATATATTATAAGGTACTGGAACATAATTAAAGTTTAATACTTTACCATCTGCGCCAGATTTAACGTGTTTAAATTTTTGTACTCTTGTTAGTTTTCTACTAGAGTCATATGAAATGCCTGTAATCTCAAAACTCATACGAGGTAAAGTTACAGCAAATTCTCTTTCTTCTAAACTTGGTTGTGCGTCTAGTCTAGCTAAAAATTTTTCTTTTGGTGCGTATGCTAAAGGTACTTTAATAGATTGAGTAATATTACCAGCGCTATCTCGTCTTTTGATTTGTATGTTATTAAAGATTTGACCAAAGCCTATGGTCATTCTTCTCATACTCTCATTGTAAAAATATGTTCCAAACATCTAAAAATCCACTTCTCCGAAAGGGTTACGTTCTGTAAAATCTAATATATCATCTGCCGTAGAAGATGTATCAAAACCAGCTTGTGCATCTAAATCATTATTTTGAGCATAAGACGATTGCGTTTGTAAGTCATAAGTTTCAAGTAGTAGATAGTTTGCATCACCACTTGCACTATCGTTTTCTAATTGTAACGATCCAACTTCATTCTCTAAAGTAAATTGATGAGCCAACATATCTAAACTATATTGATCTTCAGCACTATCAATCGTACCTACACCTGTATTTAATTCTTCTGAACTATATTCCCATCTAGTACATACTAGTTTATAAACTGGTAGTTGACCTAGTTGAAAGAAAGGCTCTTGGTCTTGTACAAACTGTATTTCAAAAAAACTATTCATCAAAGGCATATAAATTATATCGCCTTCGTTTGGTCTACCCTCTTTTACTAAAGTAGCTTTTTCATCTACAGCTTGATTAAATCTTTTCTTGGCGATCATAAAAGTTGTATCTTCTCTGATCTCTAAACCAAACTTATTAACAATCTCTTGTTCGCCAGCAAAACCTTCAGTTGTTTCCATATACGCTTCAAGTAATAACGCAGATGAAAATTTAGACAACATATCTTCGCCTAAAATTAAATCTCTATTGACTAGTGTTCTTGGTAAGTAATAAACATCTTGGCCATATATCTTTAAGCCTTCAATGATTAAATCTTCATAAAGTCTTTTTTCGGCTGTATTTCCTATGCCGTTGCCATCTTGGAAGTAGTGATTAACTGGCATGGCATTATCCTATCATTAGTGCTGGGTTTAATTCGTAAGTTGTTCTTAACTCTGTTTCTAGTTTTTCTATATCTGATAACGCCTCAGAATAAATTTGTTGACCATTTAAAGTAACACCACCTAACATAGCGACACCATTAAACTTTGATAAGTTTGCGCCCCATTGTTTTTTGAATAAAGCCGTTACATATCTTTTTAAAAATAAATCATCATTTACATCTGTAAAAGTAGTAGGGTCTAATTTTCTATAACACTCTATAACTAGGTATTCGCCTACTGCTATATCATTTTTCCAATCCATATCAATGTATAATCTGTTATCATTCTGATTAAATCTTAATGGTTTTTCACCTACAAGTATATGGTCTAAAAAATCTAAATGTCTTAATACATTATCATAGTTAATAATAGAAGTAGAAGAAAAATCATAAAGATCATTTAATCTTAATTGGTATCTTACATCAAATAAATTTAAATTACCTTTATTAGAAAACGGAAATAAGTTAATTACAGATACAACTGATTCAGGAACAATAATAAAATTTTGTCCTTCTTTATAAGTTGTTGATACAGAATTTTTAGTTGCTGTTTCATTTGATCCATCAACAGTTATTCTATCATAATCTGTTTGTGTGTATTGATATTTTAAATATGTTCTTCTAATACCATCATAATGATATTGTGCGTAATATTGATATGCTTCGTCTAGTCTATCTTCTAGTTGGTCATCATCAACATTTATATCAATTACAGGTTTCCCTAACGCTCTCAAAGCGTATTGTTTTAATGTTTCTCTTGTAGTTGGTGTTGCCATATTACTATTTATAACCTATCCTAATGCCACTGCTTGAGCAATAGCGAATGCCGGTGTTGTTTTACTATCTAATTGTGATTGTATTGCACTAGTTACCCCAACAGAATGATTTAATTGTGTCGCTGTCGCTGTGACTGCCACATCTTCATTAATCTTTGGACTAGTTAAAGTTTTATTAGTCAATGTTTGTGTTGATGTTAATAACACAATATCAGATGTATTAGATAAGTCTGTTGACGCAATTGTTATCGCTGCTGAACCATCAAAATTTTGACCTGCGATTGCTCTCGCTGTTGCAAGTGTTGTCGCTGTATCAGCATTACCTGTTAAATTACCTTCAAATGCTGACGCAACTAAAGTACCAGATGTGATTGACAAATCACCTGTTGTTGATCCTGTAAATGTTCCTGTACCAACGATAAACTTGTCAGCACTTTCATCAAAACCTATAAAGGCATTATTTGAACTGCCTCTTTCAATAATGATACCAGCATCACCTGATGGTGTTCCTGATGTACCATTTCCTAACTCTATTAACTTATCTGTGATAGTAGAGTTGGTTGTTTCTAAAGTTGTTGTTGATCCCGAAACAGTCATATTACCAGAGACAGTTAAGTTTCCTGTTACAGATAATCCTTCACCCATTTCAATAATAGTTGAATCAGCTGATGTAATAGAGTTACCTGTTATGTTAATACCACCAGCAGTTAAGTTTGAAATACCTCCGATAGTTGTATTACTCGCACCTAAACTAATTGATGTAGTACCTATCGTAATAGCAGAGTTAGATAATTTTGAATTAGCGATTGAACCAGCAAGTTGCGCATTTGTAATCGTACCTGTCAAACTAGACGTAGGATAACTAGTTGCGTCAGATAAATCAAATGCTGGTGTCGTATCACTAGCACCTAATGCTAATGAAACCCCACCAAAGTTTATGGTAGAGTTTGCTAATTTTGAGTTTGCGATTGAACCAGCTAATTGTGCGTTTGTAATTGTTCCAGTTAGTGAACTAGTGGGATAATTAGTTGCATCTGATAAATCAAATGCTGGTGTTGTATCACTAGCACCTAGAGCTACAGTTATACCACCAAAATTTACACTTGAATTAGATAGTTTTGAATTTTCAATAGAACCAGCAAGTTGAGCGTTTGTAATTGTACCAGTTAAACTTGAAGTTGGATAATTAGTTGCATCTGACAAATCAAATGCTGGTGTTGTATCACTAGCACCTAATGCTAAAGAAACCCCACCAAAGTTTATAGATGAATTAGTTAATGATGAATTACCTATATTTGAAAGTGTGTTAGATGACCCACTAATTGTTTTGTTTGTTAAAGTATCAGTTGATGTTTCAGTTACCACTGCGCCATCGGTAGCAATAGATACTTTATTATCTGTGACTGTAGTAGTAATACCACTACCACCTTCAAAAGTTAAAACCTCACCTAAAGATACTGCGTCAGTTGTTGACGAGTCATCTTTTATAGTTATTACTGAGTTTGATAATTTTGCGTTAGCAATACTTCCCGCTAATTGTGCGTTTGTAATTGTACCTGTCAATGATGATGTAGGGTAATTTGTAGCATCTGATAAATCAAATGCTGGTGTCGTATCACTAGCACCTAATGCTAAAGAAACACCACCAAAGTTTATAGTTGAATTTGCTAAATTTGCGTTTGTAATACCAGCGCTACCTGATAACATAGAGTTTGTTATATTAGATAGTGTGTTATTTGAAGCATTGATAGTTTTGTTTGTAAGTGTCTTTGTTGTACCAGAAAATAAAGTATCTAATTGACCTAATGTAACTCTACCCTCACTACCGTCATCTGATAATAGTATTTTATCGCCAGCGGCTAAAGTAGCACTTTCTAAATTTGTTGCGCCATCAATATTTACTATCGCTTCAACAGCACCAAACTCTAACGCTGTTGCGCCTGAGTTTACTTTTAATACTTGACCAGCTGATCCAATAGATAACGCAACACCTGTACCACCGTGATCTAAACCTACTGTTTCACCTGTTTGAAACTCGGCTAATCCTGTAGCAACATTACTGTCATTAAAGACCGTTCGTATTGGTTTTTTGTTTGCCATAATTCTCT